TCATCACTTAAAAACTGATATTGATTATGCGCATCACTTAATTGTACAGGGTCAATATTTGCTTGACTTTCTGCATTATCATTGAATGCTAGTATAAATTTTCCTGCATTACTTGACCCACTAAATTTTTGGTATATTCTTTGCTCGATAAGTTCTCTTTCTTCTTCGTTAGGTACACCATTATTAAAATTAATTAACATACTTGGTGCTAAACCATTCATTATGTTGTTTAAATGATAGTTACTAACTTCTTCTTCAAGTTCTGCATATTGTAACCCACCTTGGTAATCAACAGGGCTGTAATAAAAAAATCCTGCTCTGTATGGTTTAATATACATAATTTCTAAATTTTGATTACTCATACCAAAAGCTGGTATTTTCTTTAATTTAGTATTAGGTTTTACTTTTGTCCAATCATTCGCATAATAATACGCTTTAATTTCTCCATCTTCACTTTTTTCTGCTCGTAATGTTTCAACAGGCATATGTTCTAATCTTGCAATCTTACTTCTGTCTTGTGAATAAATAACTTGCACAGCACATTGCCCCATTAATTTAAAATCGTAACATAATTTTCTAACACAATCATTATGAAATAAAACACGCATTTGTGCATATTCATTTGGCTTACTTGATGAATCTGTAGCATCTAATCCTTTGCCATAAATCATTTCACTAATACCATTTATTATAGCATTATTTGTAGGGCTGCCATTATATCGATCTATTAAATACTGAAAGTACATATTATCTTCGCCATATTGTATGTAATCTTTATTTTTTACTTCTGTAATTACAGGACTTGTATATGTACTTAAATTAACTATTCTTAAATCGCTCATATTATTATGTAATCGTTATCATTCATTGCTGCTTGACTATCAGTTGTATATTCTCCACTATTAATATCATAATAATTATTATTTGCTTGATTAACAGTTTGATTAGTTACAAAAATTTTATCCTTGTAAATAATTCCGTTACTATCATTAACCGATAGTGTATAAAATCTACCTTCTTTTAATATAGTATTACTATCTGAATCTACATAACCATCACCTTGATTAGTTATACTTATATAATTATTAAAAGCTGTACTTGTATTAATATTTGTGTATGTAAAGCTTTCATTTGTGCTTTCATCTCTGACTACAATATTATCAACTGACCCAAATCTTCTTGGTATTAATTTAATTGATTGACCAGTTGCACTTGTCGTCATAATCTTCATACCTATATAACAAAGTAAATTAAAATATTTGTAAAAAAAAAGGGGGCATATAGCCCCCTTTACATTTATAAACCATAACTCATTTATGCATTCGGATCAATCGGTGAAGAAGCATCATCTGATGGTGCTGCTGCACAGAAGAAAGGTGGGTTAGTTTCTTGTGCAGTCAATACTAATGTAAATCCTGACAAGTCACCCATCGCTGCGCCTGTTACCATACTTCCCCCACTTACTTCGCAACCGTGTAATTTACCTAATAAAAAAGCATTACCGTTATAATCTTCTACTACAACTTGTGGTCTACCGTGAGCAAGTAATTTAATTTGCTCTTGTGTAGCTTTATCTAAAAATTGTAGTGTTAAATTAAGTGTACTTTCGTAAAAAGTTGTTCCATTTTCTCTTGATGAGTTTATGGCTGTTTCCAAAGATGAATTGCCTTTTAAATCGTATCTGTAAAAATCAACAGAGCCATCAAGCGTTACAGAACCATCCCCTGCAATAGCTAAATCTCTTGTTGCATTGCTGTAGTTAGAAAAGAAAACATATCTTAATCCACCTACACCTGATTTACAAGCTAAACTTCTTCCGTTTGTTATATTACAAGCCATATTTTTAAATTTTTAAAAAAAGGCAGATGGATTAACACCCACCTTTTTAATTAAACACTATTACGAATATAGTACAATGTCAGAGCCAATACCGTGTTGTACTCCTGCACTACCTCTTAATACTACCCTTACATTTTGACTTCCGTCAATGTCAGCCATATCAATTAACTTAACTTCTTGCCAGTCATTTAATAGACCAGTACCAAAGAATAAGTTTGATGACTCTGCTGCTACCATTTTATCATTTCCTAGACCCGGTGCAGTAAATAATGGAATACCTTGGAAGTTCATTTCTGTTTTTCCAACGTTGTATAGTTCTCTATAACCTAATGCTGCTTGTGCTTGAATATAAAATTTAGCTGCACTAGTTGGAATGTAGATCTTAACATCTTCTTTTCCATATACTCCGCCTGGTATTGCATCGACAACTTTACCTAACTCTGCAACAATATTTGATGCTGATAAAGTAGTTCCTGATACATCAACAACATCTGAATCTGCTGCTAATAAAGCTTGAAAGCCATTAAACTCGCCTGCATTTGCTGTTGCACCTTGCCATATATTTTGCTCTACCTTTTCTGCTACTTTAGCTGCAACTTGTGCAATCATAAAGTCTGAAAATCTTTTTGGTAAATTGTCATACTGACTGAATCCCATACTTTGAGCGTCCCAATCTTGTCTAAAATCTTTTTTACAAAGTTGTAGATTTACTTGGAACTCCTCAGGTTGTAGTATTCTTTCAGTTAAAGTTACATTTGAAGTTGGATCAAAGTCACAAGAAGCATCTTTTAAAATGCTGTTCATAGATAACTTTTTGATCACTTCTTTAAACTTAATATTGGGTTTTATTGTAACCCCTCCTTGTGATAATGTTACACCACTTAATAAAGCTGCTGCTATATATTCCCCAGCAAATTCGCCTGCATAAGTAGTTGTTATCGAAGTTGTAGTCGCCATATCTTTTTATCTTTTTTATTTAGTTAATATTATAATTCGCCAACTGTAATTGAAGAAGCAGCGTTACCATTTCCCTGTAGGTAATAGTTTGTGCCATCAGAATGTATTTCAACATAATCTCCAATACTTTCTGCATCATCTTCAAATGTCACTCTGTCTACTGCATCAGCTTCAACAATTGCTCCATTTACAATTACTCCACCATTCATAACATCTCTGTTATCTGCAGGTGTTTGTATTACAAAGTCTGTTGAAAATGCTGCTGCAACAACAAATTTTGCTTTCCATCCTGCTGTTGGTGCAGGTAATGTTACTGTATATCCAGTTCCAGATATTCTGAAAACTTTTCCAGAATCTGATAAATTTAATGAACCTGTTGCTGTTACTGTTTCGTAATCATCAAACATTCTCATTACATCGTCGCTTACGTGCGTTAATACTGCCATAATTATTTTAATTTTTATTTATTACTTATAGTTTCCATTACTCTGTCTAGAGTAGATTTTGTTCTTTCACCTGCGAACTTGAACTTGAACTCAGCTTTTTCTTCTTCTGGGCTGTGTTTGATCGGCTCTGTTGCTGGTGTTTTACTCATTTCTACTGCAATTTCAGTAGCTATCTGAGATGACATTTCTTCTTTTTCTTTGTCTTTATAATGTTTCATTTCTTCGATAGATTTTTTAAGGTCGTCCATTTCTTTACGAAATTCTTCCCTTGTAACATATCTCATTTCTTCTTTATCATCTTCCTTTTCATCTTCCTTTTTTTCTTCTTCTTTTTCATCTTCCATATAAGACTCATTCAATTCAGAAATTATGCCCTCCTCAGTTACTTCTAATCCTCTACCATCTTCAAGCTGATACTCTCCAATTGGTAATGGGATTTTTTGATCTTCTGACAAAATAAAAACTTCTTTGCCAGTTTCAAATGACTCTGCTTCTAAAACAGTACCATTTTCTAAATTTAATTTTTCTAGTTGTATATCTTCCATACCTAGTAAATTTTTAATTTGAGACAATAATTCTTGTGATTTCATACTTAATTAACAACAAGCATAAATTAATTTGCATTTAAGAAAAGATCTACAAGTAAAAAATACAGATTTTCGTATGTCATAAATTTTTGTTATCTTTGTTTTAAATAAACATAAATATTGTGAATATAAATACTCAAAAAAAATATCGAATATCTTTTACAGAAGACGAAATGGACTTTATAGCAAATATGCTTCAAGATGAAGCAAACAAAGCAAGAGAATATACTAAATATGCTAAAAGGTGGGAATGTGATTATGCTTTCAAAGATGAGCTAAAAAGTGTGTGGAAAAAAGTTATTAAAGCAGCTAAATTTCCATATAGTCTAAAAGCAAAATATTAGATCAACCTGTAGTTGAACCAATGCCTTGCGCTCTTAATGAGCCATCGCAACATTCTATACGATAGGTTTCTTCGTCCCAACATAAACAAGCTCTCCGTCCACCTCTTGGACTAGCGTGTTTTCCATAAGAAATATCTATATATTTGTTTCTGTAGTTTTTTTTTGCTTTATACATTACTAAGTACTTTTAGGGTGTTTTTTTGGTAGTAAGTCATTGTCTTGTTTATAGCCTTTGTTTTGTGGTCTGCCATTTTTTACAAGATACATATAGGCATTTACGCGAGCGTGTGCCCATTGTGAAGCACTTCTGACTCTTGGACTGCTACTTGTGTTGAATGCACCTAACCCTCTTTGAAAAACTGCTGATAGTTGACCAATTGTAACACCATAACCTAGTTTGTCTTTATATCTTTTGTTAAAGTTATCTACTTTTTTTTGTAATGCTGCACGATCTTTTGCTGTAACTTTAGCACCTGTTCTACCTTTAGCAGAACCTCTAGCTGTACCTTGCCCTTTTGGGTTTGTATTTTTTTTACTGCCTGGTGCCTTTGGGCTTTTTACTATACCACCTCTTGGTCCAACTTTCGCATATCGATCAATTTTAACGCATTTATGTTTTTGATAATCTTTTCTATATCCTTTTGGACACTTATATTTTTTAAATTCTTCTTCCGATAAAGCGTGTTTTTCGCAAGGCATATACCAAGTTTTACCTTCAAACTCGTGTTCGTGTGTACCTTTACAACCAATATCTTCAGCAATTTTTTCAGCCATATCTTTGGTTGAATATGCTAATCTATCCATTATAATAGCAAAGTCATCATTTACAACTTGACTTTCTAATTCTATTTCTCCTAACTTTTTTAATTTGCTTTTTGCCCAACTCTTTGCAGATAAACCACCCCATAGTAAAAAAGATATTGTACCACAAGCAGTGCTGTCATCAGGTTTATAGTATGCTTCTGCCCTACTTAAATAACTATATAATCTTTTAATCGTGGATACACTTAATTTTTCTTTGGCAACTAATTGTCTAGCACGATTTTTTCCAACCAATGTAGCACATTTATTATCTACTTTTTTGTTAAGTTCGATACCTCTTTTCGCATTATTTACAACTGATTGTGGATAGTCGTTATAACTTTCAAGTGTTATTTTTTCACTAAATAATTTTCTAACTGCTTCTAGTATTTCTTCACTTTCTTGTTCTGCAAGATCTTTTATTGTTGGGTCTTTTGGTCTTTCCATTTTATCAGCAAAATAACCTTCTACTGAAAAACCTTTTACTTTACCTGTCTTTACATATTCATTCCAGACTTCATCATTATTTACTTTAATTGCACCCATCCAAGTACCAACAGGAACATCCATTCCATACTTTCTTGATTTATCGTGTACCTCATCTTCTACAAGCCAACTTTCTACTAATGTTAATCCTTTAATGCTATGTTGGTGTTCAAGTGTAGATTTACTTTGATTACCTTTCATTAAAAAGCCTTCTGATGCTTTGCGAACAGTATCTTTTGAAAAATATATATAGTATTCTTCATCTTTGCTTTTCCTATATATTGGTTTATTTGGTATTAGTAATGGACCAAGTAATATTCTTTTTTCTTTATCCATTTCTGCAAGTGTGATCTCTTGCTGATTTTTTAAAGCGATAAAATCTTCTTCGATTGCTGGGTTTTCTACAACAGAGATTGCTTCAATACCTGCTAATTCATCAAGTTCGTCAATTACTAATTCTACTATTCTCATAATTATATAACATTTTTTTAAAAATTATTTGCTAACCTAAACTACTTTCTTGTATTATATTTCTTTCTAATCCTTGTGCTGTCGTTACATCACCTGCAACTACAAATGCTTTTACAGGTTTTTGTTGTTGTGCTGATATTGTTTGTGCTAATTGATTTTCAGGTGCTGCACCTACAATATTAAAACTTGGTGCAGAAGTTTGTATGCTTGGTGCATCTATACCAACAGAACCACCACCACCACTTGCACCTGCACTAGCTGCTACTGATTTTGTTTTACCGATTGCTGATTTTACTGCTGCAATAATTCCTATTGCTTGTGCTGCATATGCAATTATTAATGGTATGTTTTGTGGAAAACCAACCTTTGCTGTTTCTGCTGCACCTGTTGCTACTGCACTACCTGCTTTTGCGCCCTCGACAGTTGCTTCAGTAGATGCTTGTTGTGCTTTTATTAATGTCTTTTTTACTTCCATTATATTTTCTTTAGCTGCTAGTATTGTTTTTGCAACTAAAAGGGCTTTACCTAATCTACTTTCTTCCCCTGCTAATCTTATTGCTGTATTAAAAGTTTTTTCTCTAATTGCTATTTTTTGCTCTTCAATAGCTTTTATTTTATCAGCTCTACTTTGTTCATCTTCAATAATTGCTTGTGATATTTGCGCATTAAAAAATTTAATTGCTTCTGCTTTTTGTGCATCTGTTGCTTTTAAATCTTCTAATTCTTTTAAACCTCTTTCTTTTTGTCTTATTGCTCTTTGTTCTGCTGATAGATCTTCTGCATCTTCATTTAGTTTTCTAAATTTGTCTCTAATATTTTTTATTGCTTCTTGTCTTTTTGACTCATCTGCTATTGCTTTTGCAATATTATCAGCAATTTCTTTATTGGCTTTATCTTGTGCTTTTTTATCATCTTCTTCGATTTTATTTAAAAAACCTGCTCGTCTATTTCTAAGTTGTCTAAGTTTCTGCTCTGTTTCTTTAATAGCATTATCCCCTTCTTCGTCTATACCTGTAAAAATGGCACCTGCTATACTTGCACCAGCACCACCTACTTTATCTGCTAAACCAAAATCTTTACCAAAAAATTCTCCTACTTTATC